GAGCCGATCCAGTACGCCGCGCTCGCGGCCGTCGCGTTGGCGACGGCGATGATCGGCTTGGTCCCGCGCGCCCGGAAGATCTCGTCGGCAAGCTCCTGGACCCCGAAGACGCCGCCACCCGGACTGTCGATGTCGAGCACGACCGCATCGACGGCCTGGTCCTCGACCGACTCCCGGACGGCATCGGTGAGCTGCTGGGTTGACATGCCGCCGCTCATCGCGGTCAGGAGATTCATGCGATGGGCGATCACCCCGAAGACCGGCAGGACCGCGACGGTCCCGACCTTCGAGCGCATTGGCGTCGGGGCCGCCGCGCCGATCCGCGCCTGGATCTCCTCGTCGGTGAAGGCGTGACCCTCAGCGCGGAGCTGGAGCACTTCGAGGATACTATCGAGCGCCTCCGGGAGAATCGCCCAGGGATACTCAGCCACGAATCGCTCAATTCGCAGATATGCCTTACCCGCCATGGCTCTCCTCCGTGGTGCGGTCTGCCATCGCCAGTTCGGCCAGCATGGCCGGCTGGTACTGATCCCACTCCTCCGCGACCTTGACGCCGACCCGGAGCAGCGAGGCGCGATGCCCCTCGCAATACTCTCGGGCCATCTGCGACGATGTCGCGAGCGCCGCTTCGAGGTCTCCAGCGTAGCGGCCGTAGAACTCCGTCACCCACTTCTGCCAGCCCGCCGAATCCGAGGCGAACCGCGGCGCCCACTTGCGGATCGCCGCCGTCTCCTTCCGCACGAGCCGCGTCGCCGCGTTGACGACGATGCCACGGAAGGCGGCACCCTCGACATCATCGTCCTCGGGCTCCGCCGGCGGCGGCCGGGGTCCACTCGCGGGGCGCCGGGTCGTCGCCGGATCGCCGCCTCCGGGCTCCCCGCCCATGTTGCCCGCGCGGTGCGGGCGGTCGAATTCCTCGCCGGGGATCGGATTCAGGTTCTCGACGATCCGGACCTCGTTGACCGACTTGATGCCGCCGTCGACGTACTGGCGGTGCGCGGTGGCGCGCGAGCCCGCCTCGCCGCGGAGCAGGCCATCGACCAGGAACTCGGCGAAGTGCCGCTCGTCGAGGATTAGATCGCGGTCGATCGACTGCTCGAAGGCGACGAGCCATGGGAGCAGCGTGAAGTTGACGAAGCCGATCGTCTGCTGCTCGATCCCCGTCCCCCAGCTCGTCGAGCCATCGACGTCGCCGACCATGTGCGGCGGCACGCGGAAGAAGCGCGCGATGTCCGAGACGCTGAACTTCCGCGACTCGATGTACTGCGAGTCTCGTCCCGACACGCTGATCCGCTCCGGCTTGATGCCGCCCTCGAGGAGTATGGCCTTGTGGGCTTGGCGCCAGCCGCCGACCCGAGCCTGGAGCGCCTTCTCGTTCTGCTCGCGGGCCTTGTCGCTGAGCATCGCCGGCGCCACGAAGGCGAGATGCCCTTCGGCACCTTGCGACCAGAACCGCGCCGCGAAGCCCTCCTGCGCCTGCGCGGCGCCGATGCTTTCCCTCGCATACTCGATCACGGAGCAGCCCACGAGCCCGTCGAGCGAGAGGCCCATGACGTGAAAGACTTCGTCCTGCGTCAGCGGTTGCTGCGGTCCCGTGGGGGGTCGATAGACAAAGGCGCGATGGCCCGACGTCGTCAGCGTCACCGTCACGCGATCCGGGTGCATCGGCTCCAGGGCCGTGACGGCGCCGCGTCGGTCGAACTCGATGCGGTTGTAGAAGTTGCCCCGTAAGAGCAGGTGAGCCGCGCCCATTGTGCGCCAATCCTTCGACGTTTGCCGGGGGTTCGGCTGGCGTTTCAGGACGTTGTAGAGGGGATTCGTGGTCGCCCGTTCCTTGCCCTCGTTGTCGAGGCGGCGGTAGACGAGGAGCGGGAGACTCCCGACCATGTCGCTGATGAGCCCGACGCAGGCGTAGACGGTGCTAAGCCGCATCGCGGTGTCGGGACTCACGGGATAGCCCGACTCCGTCGCCGAGCCGCGCGGGTCTTTCTGGAACCAGAAGTCGTCCCACGGCTCATACGTCGCACGGAAGACCGGCGCGATCACGCTCGCAAAGACGCCCATGCGCTATGTTCTCCTGGGCCAGAGCCCGAGGCCGATCAAGGCCAAGCCAGCGACGACGAAAGCCGCTGGCCCGTTCCAGCGCGCGATGCCCGCCACGATGAGGGCGGCGCTGGCCACGACGAGCGCGAGGTCGAGCAAGACGAGGATCTTCATTAGCCTATAACCGTGATCCGCGGCTCGCTGGGCGGCTCTTGCACCATCGCGCGGCCGAGCGCCATCAAGAGCGCCACGATGCCGTCGATCCGCTCCTTCGATTTGTTCTTCGCCGGCTTCCAATTGTCGGCCGCATCCGTGACGAGCACGGTGTTGGCGGCCATCCAGCTCAGGACTGGATGGTTGCCGTGGCGGAGCTTCGCGCCGATGACGAGCTTTTCGAGTTCCTTGCAGGGCGCCGACATCGACTGAAACCCCTGGCCGAACGGCACGAGCGTCGCGCCGTCACCCTGGAGCTGCGTCACGAGCTGGGAGGCGTTCCAGCGATCATACGCAATCTCGGTGATCCGGTAGCGGTCCGCGAGATCACGCACCCGCTCGCGGATGACGTCGTAGTCGACCACGTTTCCTTCCGTCGCCTCGAGGTGGCCCTGCTGCGCCCAGACGTCATAGGGCACGCGATCACGCCGCGCGCGCAGACGCAGCGCCGCCAACGGCGCCCAGAAGAACGGCAGGATGTCGTAGACCCCGTCGGCGCCTGGAAAGAGCAGGACGAGCGCGGTCACGTCCGTCGTCGTCGAGAGGTCAAGCCCCGCGAAGCATGAGCGGCCCTCAAGCGCGGCCCTATCGCCGGCGCCCGCGCATGCCAACCATCGATCCGGCGGGAGCCACCGGATCACGCTCTCCGTCCAGAGATTCAGATGCAGCCGCTTGAAGGTGTTGAGGTAGGCGAGCGACTCCTCCGCCTTGGTGACCTGGTCGCGGAACCAGTCGGGCTTGACGCTGACGCCCAAGTTGGGATTCGCCTTCGCCCAGACGGTAGGATCACGCCAGTCGTCGGCCTCGTCGGCGGCGTAGACTACGGGCAGAAAGGCCAGATCTTCGACCTCACCATCGCGGACCTTCAGGGCGTAGTCGTGCTTCTCCCAGCAGATCGAGCGGCGGTCAACCCCCGCCGTAGTCAGCGCGATGGTGAGTGGCTGCCGGCGCGCCGCGCCCCCGGTCGTCAGCGTGTCCCACAGCTCGCGATTCGGCTGCACATGCAGCTCGTCGAACACGATCCCGTGTGCGTTCAGCCCGTGCTTGGTCGGCGCATCGGCCGAGAGCACTTGATAACGCGAGGCCGTCAGGTGCGAGACGATCGTGTCCTTGTAGGCCCTCGACCGCCTCCGGAGTTCAGCGCTCGCCGCCCGCATACCCGTCGCGTCCCGGAACACGATCCGCGCCTGCTCTTTATCGCCGGCGGCCGAGTAGACCTCGGCTCCCACCTCGCCGTCGGCGAACAGCAGGAAGAGCGCGACCCCCGCCGCCAGCGTGGACTTGCCGTTCTTCTTGGGAATCTCGATGTACGCCTCGCGGTACCGCCGGGTCCCGTCGGCCCGCTTCCAGCCGAAGAGCGGCCTCACGATCTCCGCTTCCTGCCACGGCTCGAGGATGAACGGCTGACCAGCGTATTCGCCCTTCGTGTGGGCCAGACACTCCCGGAAGAAGTCGACCGCGCGTTGCGCGGCGATCGGATCGTACCAGCCGCCCGCCGCACGGGCGCGATCATCGCCCTTCGAAGAAGCGGGTGAGATCGGTGACTGTGCCGCCCGTGGGCGGTTTCGTGGGTGGCGTCGGCGTGGGGTCATCGACCTCCAGCCTCACGCGCGCGGCCGGCGAGAGTCCGAACTCGGCCAGGTATTGCCGCAGAAGCCCGGCGATTCGGCGCGACGGCTCGAGATCGTCGCGCTTCGTCCGAGCGACCCGCCACTGGCCGTAGAGATCGCAGTAGACCTCCAGCGCGCCCAGGTCGACAACCGTGAGCAGCCCGAGCCGTTCGAGCTCCGGCACGATGCGCCGCCACTCGGTCGCCGCGAACTTTCCGAGCCAGCCAGGGCACTCGGCGCCAGTCGCCAGTCTCGGCTTGGGCTCCCGGCGCCGCTTGCGCAGGAGTTTCCCCGGATCGCCCTCCAGTTCCCGAATCGCTGTCGGTTTCGGCAATGGTCCACGTCGCCCCACGTCCCATTCCTACCACAGAGCGACAGGATTCGTCACTCTGACAAGATTTGTCACGTCTGGATACCTTCGACGGTGCGCGTGAGACTACACCGGGGTCCAGTCTCGGGACGTTCCACAGATTCAACCCGCCCCTCCCGAGCTGAATCCCGAGTCTCGCGCCGTCCTCCGGCTATGACAGGGCTTGCA